ACCTTTACCAAGTAGAGAGGTGCTGACAATATTTAAACAAGTAGAAGATAAAAAATATTTTTATCGGTGTGACGAACCAACGTTTAAATCGGTGTGTGAAAAGATTAGATGTCAATCACAGAAGTTTGGTATTGGTAATTCTGCGTCGAATGACATCACGAGTTTAAAAAAGTGGGTGTCTGATAATCCAATGTATGAAGTGACACATAACGGTAAAGTTATTATCTTGTCACTTGATCAACTAGCAACGCACGGCGAGTATAGAAAACAATGCATAGCGCAAGCGAATGAAAGCCCGCGGCCCATCGCCCCTGCAATATGGGCAGATATTGTTGATGGTTTATTAAAGAACATGGGTGAAGGTGATTACATACATTTACCTGGCGAAGTTACAGCAAAAGGTCAATTCTTAGATCAATTAAAAATATTCTTAGAGAATAATGGTGGTGCAAAAGATAGACAAGATGTTCTCACAGGTATGGTGTACGAACATAAAGATTATTTATTCTTTAAACCTCAATCATTTAGAGATTTTTTAAAGACAAAGCGATTTAATAAAATGTCTGATTCGCACATGTTTAAAGTATTTTCTGAGTTTAGTGGTAATTCTGCAAAGCTTCGTGTTGGCACAAAGTCAGAGCATGTATGGAAGATACCATCTAATATAATTGAGACAGAATATAAATTAAAAGAAAAAGACTTTACGGAAGAGGATCCATATTAATATGCAGTTAGAATTATTTAAAAATGAAACGTTTAGTGAATATTACAATATTGATAAGATTGACGTTGTTGATATATATGATCCTGCAAGACAGTGTTATCCTTTATTAAATCAAATTCAAAGAGGCGATTATTTTCTTTATAGAACAGGATATACACACCCTGCACTTTATCTTTACGGAAATGTTTTTCCTTCTTTGTATAGTAATTTATCAAAAAAATTTCTTCAGCCGCATATTAGAAAAGATGAATATGTTCATTTTGGATTTTCTTGTTCTGTCACAAAAAAAACATACTATCATTTAATTCATAGGTTAGTTGGCTGTGCTTTTATTGTAAATGACAACCCCTCTGTAAAAAAATTAATAAACCATAAAAACAATCAAAACCATGATTTTAGAATAAGTAATTTAGAATGGGCTTCTTATAAAGAAAACACATCGAGTGAAAATGTTAATAAAGGAAACAGAGCTTTAATCAAAGACAAATTACGTGAAAGACATGAAAGGGAAATGAAAGAGGATGAAGATGCGTAGAAATATAGTTATAGGCCCTCCTGGCACAGGTAAAACAACCTTTCTAAAAAAGAAAGTAGATAGATTAATTAACGAAGGTCACTGTCGTCCTGATGAAATTGGATACTTTAGTTTTACGGTAAAAGCGGCAGAAGAAATACGTGATAGAGTTAATACTATTAAGTGGAGTGAAGATGAATTAAAGAAAATGTATCCATACTTTTGTACGTTGCACTCGCTTGCCTACAAGCGTCTACAGCTGCAGGGAACGGACATCATGGATGAACAGGACTATGAAGAACTTTCACGGATCACGGGTCGTCTCTTTGTTAATAAAATGAAAAAAGGTAATGGTGTTGATATATCCATGCCGACAGCAAAGAGTGAATATCAAGACATCATTAATTTAGCATACGCAAAATATCCTAATAAAGAAGATAGACTACGACGCGTGTTTCAAACAGTAAAGCTCAATGACTACGGCGCACGGAACACGATTGAACAAATGGATTTAGATTTAAAAAACTTTAAACGTGATAGACAAAAATTAGAATACGTTGATTATTTTAACCGTTTTTTAGAAAAAAGAAATCCACCACAATTAAAATATTTATTTGTTGACGAAGCACAAGATCTATCCGCTCATCAATGGAAAGTAATAAGTATGATAGAAGAAGTAGCACAACCAATTGAAACATATGTTGCTGGTGATGATGATCAAGCAATCTTTCGTTGGGCTGGTGCAGACATTGAACACTTTATTGATATGGCGATGGATCCTACCAATAATGTTATTCCGTTAAAACAATCATATCGTATACCAAAGAGTGTGCACATTATTGCCACAAAATTAGCACAGCGAATTTCAAAAAGAATTGATAAAACATACAATCCACGCGAAGAAGAAGGAGAGGTAAAGTTCTTAAATATCAGACCTTTAAACAAAGGATTGCAAGAAGGAGAGTGGTTAATTTTATGTCGAACACATGAAATTGTAAAGCAAGTATGTGAGTCATTAGAGATGTATGGTTGGTTATATAAACGCTATGGTCAATCTGTTATTAATTTAAAATATATTGAAGCTATCAAAGCGTGGACACGTTTACAAAAAGGACACAAAGTTTCAGGACAACAATGTGATACGTTATATCAATTTATGGATAGCACACGTATCAAAAGAAATTATGGTACATTTAAAGGCGAACTAAGTGGTATTTATTCTTTAGAAACACTCATCAAAGAGTTTGGACTTCGTGAAAAAATTAAAGACGTGGACGTACGTGACATGAAATGGTATGATGTATTAAATGCGAAAGGATTTAGAAAGAGAATAAATTATCTCAGAGCGATTATGCGCGAAGGAAATAAACTAGATGATACACCGCGTATCGAAGTATCTACCATACACGCAAGTAAAGGTGGCGAAAGAGATAATGTGATGTTGTTAACGGATTTATCATACGGTCCGTATAGTTCGATGAAAGATTCACGACAAGGAATGGATGATGAAACACGCGTTTTTTATGTGGGGGCAACAAGGGCTAAAGAACAATTAGTCGTGGTTCACCGAACAGAAGGTCAGTTTGAATTTGAATCAATATTTATACAACAAGGTAATACATATGATATGTCAGAAAATATTAGAAGAAGCTAAAACTCTTGTTGGCGGTGATCGTCAAGAAGACTACGGTGATAAACTAACGAACCATCAAAACATTGCAAACTTATGGAGTGCGTATCTTGATAAAGAAATTACACCGCATGATGTTGCTATTTGTATGGGTTTGGTAAAAATTGCCAGATTAAAACACGCGCATAAAAAAGATAGTTACGTCGATCTTGCAGCTTATGCGGCCATCGCAGGAGAAATAGATGAAAGAACAACCTAATTGGTTTCCTAAAGTACACCGCATGCCCAGTGAATGGGTGATGCCTGATCATTTTCCTGACCTATCTGGTTACGACGAGATAGCTATTGACTTAGAGACACGCGATCCTGGTATCAAAGATACAGGTCCAGGTTATATTCGTAAACATGGTGAAGTTGTGGGCATCGCCGTCGCCGTCGAAGGGTGGTGTGGTTACTACCCCATTGCTCACGACACACCGCCAAACATGGACAAAGAAATTGTTACGCGTTGGATTAAAAAACAATGCTCGTATGAAGATAAAAATTATATATTTCACAATGCTTTCTATGATGTAGGCTGGTTAAAAGCGATGGGTGTTGACATCAAAGGTAAAATAATTGATACTCTTATTGCGGCACCTTTAGTAGATGAGAATAGGTTTCGTTTCGATCTAAACTCATTAAGTAAAGACTATCTACAAGAGTCGAAATCGGAAACCCAACTCTACGAAGCTGCCAAAATGTGGGGTCTAGATCCGAAAGGAGAGCTATGGAAGCTTCCAGCCTCACACGTAGGAGAATACGCAGAGCAAGATGCTGCTGTAACATTAAAGTTATGGCATCATTTACGCACGGAAATACAAAAACAAAACTTAATTAATATTTTTGAATTGGAAACAGATCTGTTTCCTGTTTTATTTGAGATGAAACAACGCGGGGTACGTGTTGATTTAGAAAAAGCGGAGGTTATCAAAAATGATCTACAAGAAAAAGAAAATAAAATTCTTCGCTCTATTAAGAAACTTACGAACCAAGATGTGGAAGTATGGGCTGCTGCCTCTGTATCAAAAGCTTTTGATGCGCTTAACATCAAGTACGACCGCACACCGACAGGTCAACCAAAGTTTGATAAAAACTTTTTGGCAACGCACGATAGTCCGCTTGCCAAGATGGTTGTCGAAGCAAGAGAGATTAACAAAGCACGAACCACTTTCATCGAAAGCATTACCAAGCATTCGTACCGAGGGAGGATTCACGCTGAGATCCACCAAATGCGTTCGGATCAAGGAGGAACGGTAACAGGGAGATTTAGTTACTCGAATCCTAATTTACAGCAAATTCCTGCACGGCACGCGATTCTCGGCCCACTGATCAGAAGTATCTTTATTCCTGAAAAAGATTGTGAGTGGGGTATCTTTGATTACTCGCAACAAGAACCACGGCTCGTGGTACACTATGCTAGTCTCCGTCATTTTACAGGAGCTGGTAAGTTTGTTGAATCGTATCAAGAAGATCCAACAACGGACTTTCATAAAATGGTATCAAAGATGGCTGATATACCTCGTAAACAGGCTAAAACGATCAATTTAGGGCTATTTTACGGTATGGGTAAGGGTAAACTCATGTCACAGCTTGGTGTTAATTTAGAGACAGCTAGTGACCTATTAGCGGCGTACAATGAACGCGTTCCTTTTGTTAAGCAATTGATGAATGATACCATGAACAAAGCAGGTAAGAAAGGTTATTTGTCTACGTTGGAGGGTAGGCGTTGCCGTTTTGATTTATGGGAGCCAACGAATGAATGGGGCCAGAAAGCCCTACCACTGACCGAGGCCCAGCAACAATACGGCGAAAGTATGATCAAACGTGCATGGACCTACAAAGCACTTAATAGATTAATACAAGGCTCTGCTGCTGATCAAACAAAGAAAGCCATGTTAGAATTACACAAAGAAGGATATTTAGCACATATACAAGTTCATGATGAGTTAGACTTTTCTGTTGCAAGTGATGCAGATAAGGATAAGATTAAAGACATTATGGAAAACTGTGTTGAATTAGCCGTCCCTAGTAAAGTCGACGTTGAATGCGGTGACAACTGGGGCGATGCAGGTGATTAAGATTTGGTTATTAATTTCGATGTTCTCTGTTCCTGGTATGTCGTCTGTTAAGCATCAAGCAGAATTATATTTTAATCAAGACATCTGTGAAAACCGCCGTGTTATTGTGGAAAACAATGTGTATCAAAGAGCTGCTGAGGTAGGTATTGAACCTATATACGTACAAACATGGTGCCTTGAATCCAGTATGTTTGTTGAAAATAGTTCTTGACTGTCCCATTAAATTAGATTAAATGCGATATTAAATGAAGATGGTGCAACATCTTCTGAGTATGGCTGAACAACTGTAACAAGGTAGTAAGGCACGATTCTCACAAGGTATGGTCGAATGACTGAGGGTGTGAGGGTTGGTACTGAAGTAGTAGTTAAGCTAGGACAGTTTGACTTGTCGCGAAAAGGTTGGGGGTAGTCAAAGAATCCCCCTACTCACTTAATGAAGGAGAAAGATATGACTATATTAAAAGAAGATTATGAAGCTTGTTTTAAAGAAGGCTTCAGACTTGGCACTAGACTAGCTAGAGCTAAAATAAATTTAATGCGTGCTAATGATTCACGAATGATTGGTGATGAACCAATGATGAAGCACTATCAAGAATATGCGGAAACATGGACGAAGCTTGCTCGTAATTGCGGGAGACGCTTTACACCGACCGCGGCCCACTCATCAAGTCAACCAACAATTGACCTTGGTGACGTTGAGTTGTTGAATCACAAGTACGATGATAAACCAGAGGATGAAAATGAATATCAAAAAGTTCAAGTCGGTGGCAGTGGCCGTTGATACGTACAAATTATTACTGAAACTTGCCGAGCAAGATGACCGTTCGGCAGGTATGCAAATTACACATTTAGTAAAACAAGAAGCAAAGAAAAGAAAACTAGCAGCATGAAAACAGAAACTATTATGCCAAGGTTTAGGTCTTACCGACCATTTAAAGCTGATTGGAAGTATGAGAAGAAGTGTTGTAATGAATGTAACAAAGAGTACCTTACCGATAACATGATGGGTGTAAAAAGAGGTAGTTATATTTGTACTTGGTTTTGTATTAGATGTTACAACTTATTGCAAAAGTCATAAGCATTTTATGCTTATGTGGGACGATACTGGCGAGTGTATATATTTTCATATATTATTCGCCGTATCAAACTTTTATGCGTGATTGTGTAAAAAATGAGATGGGTGATTTCAGTAATGAGTACTGCACCTGGAAATTTGATAAAGTTATGTTGTGTAAGAGGGAGGGATTATGTTTCACTTATGGCATATACTTGCCATCGTAGGCGTGTTTGTATTGGGTTTTATACTTGGTAGATTATCCATGAAACGCAAGTACGAGGCAAAAGTAGAAGAATTAGAAAATAGAAAGGAAAGTATAGAATGGGCCGCAAGACACCACTGAAAGAACGATTACTACGAGAGTATGCGAAGTTGTCTAAGATAGCGCTTCGCGAACCACGGAACGGGAAAGAAGTATTTAACCGTATACGTTGGGAAAAAATTAGAAATATATTATGGAGGCGATATGATTATATGTCATCATTGTAAAGGAAACGGATATGT